ACATAAAGTCACCTGCTTTGATGTACTCAAGTGCTTTTTCGTCGAAAATCCGAGGGTCTAGCATGTACTCAGCCGATTTATTGGCAATGTAAGATTTAACCGTGTCAAGTCTCAGGGCCTTTTGATGATCTTCAAAATCTTTTACATCTTTTGCGATTTTAGAAATCATATCAGTCAAAGGCTTCTCTGTCGCTTTGATGTATTCATCAAATTCATCTGCTGATTTTGACAATTCCTGTTTGATCTTGATGCGCTCATCTGAGATTTGTTTACTGAGTTTTCGCAAGTCAGCTAAAACCTTCTTATCGTCCTTGATGGTTGAGGCCGTGACTACGTAATTTTGATACTTGGTCACGACTTCGTTTATATTTTGTTCAAATTTTTCACGGTCGATAATTTCGACTTGTGCTTGTGTTACTTTCGCTTGTAATTCCTGCATGTCTGGCCTCCCGTCTAGTAATTAAGGCTATTGCCGAGCAGATCTTCCTGTATTGGATCGGCTTCTTGCAATGGATTTTCTGGTTCTTCTTTGACCTCTACAGGTTCAACCTCTTTCTTCTGCCGCTGTTCCTGCTCTTTATTGAATTGCTCGATCTGTGCTCGCTTGCGAGTTAGTACGTCTTCCCTGCTTTCCTGAGGCGTCACGTCAATAGGTTGTGACTGATCCATTTCGTCAGTAGTATATAGACCACCTACATTTTCGCTAAACGCTTCACGCATAGCAGAGACTAAGGCTACTTTGCGGATCATCAGCGCTGGCATTTTGGCCCACATAGATTTACCTGTGTTGTATGCTTTAAAGTCTGCGTCTACCTCAATGGGATATTTACGGTCTTTACGATAAACCTTGGCCCAACCTCCAAGCAAGACGTGATTCTTGCTGTGGATTGTTCCTGTGATATGCTTGATTTCTCCTTCTTGAGTCTCTACCACGATACCTGCTTCAAATCCATCAAAATTAGGGTTTTGTTCTGCTCGCTTCATGAAGGCGTCTTTAGAGACGACGACCTGCGCTGGATTCGTCCCGTATTTGATAAAGTAGACCTCTTTAGTAAATGGGTTCAGGTTCCGCTCTTTACACGTTGCAATGAAATACGCTAGTTCTTCATCATTGGCCTTGCCTGATGGATCAAGATATTGTCTTACGATTTTGGCGCTCAATAGTTGCGGATTCGTCAAGAAATCCCCTGCAGTTTTGGTTGCTACTTGATTATTTGTCATTTCGTTTCTCCTTCGTTTAATCCATTTCGCATAATTGGCGATCTATCCAGCTATTATAAGCTTCGTCTTCATCTTCTTCTGGCTCGATATATGGTTCAGGTGGTGTACTGAGCCATCTATCGTAATCAAACGGTTCCATCTTCTCTTTGTCCCTTTTCTTGGTCCTCTTCTTCGTCTTCGTCCTCTTTACCCTTTAGCAAAATGTCTGTAGCTTCGTCTAGGTTCTTACCGTCCAGCACGTCTTTTAAAAGATGGGTGAAGTCGTGCATAGCTTCCGCTTTGATTCGGCCCTTTTTATTTTCTGGGAAAAATCCAATATCCTGAGCTAGTAGATAAGCTAAGCTGGAATCGTGTAATTCTTTTTGTAAAGTTTTGATGCGTTTGATAGTTTTGATTGCTTTAAAAATGTTTGTCATGATTTTTCCTCCTGTGGATTTTTTTTGAAAACCCCTATATATTATTTATTAATATTATTATTAGATTGTTGTTCGTTAGTATTTATTATTTAGTTAGTGGCGTAAGCCTTAGATTATTATTAAGTTAGTACTTGTTATATAGTTAGTATTTATTAGACGGCAATTTTTAACATGGCAATTTTTAACATGGCAATTTTTAACATGGCAATTTTTAACATGGCAAAATCTGCAATGTGTAAAATCATCTGTCTAAGAAGCTGTGGATAACTCCTCTGCCATCTTATTTTTTAGATAAGATTTGTAGTCTTCACTCATTGGACAATCAGAGAAGAACCGTTTGAACTCTGTCCCGTTTCCTCGACCGTGACTGATCCTAACCGATAGCAAGTAGCCACATTCTTCTAAAATTTTGAAATGCCTGTCAACTGTCCGCCTGCTAATATTCAACCGTCTAGCGATTTCTTCTGGATACACCACCCAGTCAGGCTTATTTGTTAAAATAACCGTTAATATTCCGATAGTTGCAGGCTCTAACCGTGTGTCTTGAGTAAATGCGTTGTTGATTGACGTATAATTTTTGTCAATGTTCCTGAAAATGTACTGCATATCATATTTCGTTGTCCTTCCGCTCTAAAATTTCCTGATAGATTTCAACAAGCTTAGTCAGTCGGTTACATTCCTCTACTACTGCCTTGTACTTCCGTCTAACGGCCATCACTTCCCGATTTACTTCAATAGCAAGGGCCTTCCACTTTTCAGTTTCATTCGGCAATGTTACGACCGTCTCAGGTTCTTCCGTGTTAAAATAATTCTTGATACTTTTAAATATGTTCATGCTTGATTCTCCTTTGTGTCTATGCTTTTGATAATTCGGTAATATTGATGTCCTGCAGGGATAATATATCCTGTCAGATCTTCAATCTCTGTTCCGTCGGCCATGATGTTGATAATTCTAGGCTTCCATTGCTTTTTTTGTTGGTTCATGGTATAATCTCCTTATAGATTTTTCCTGGTCCTTCAACGGAACTGCTGTTCTGGAAGGGCTTTTTTTGTTTAGCCGACAAGTCCCAAAGAAGTCTGGCTATTGAGTAGTTTAATTTCCATTTTGGTATTATGTGATGGTTCCCATAATTTCCAGTAGTCAAATGCCTCCTGTTCATCTTTGACCTGCAACATATCGTAACGAGGAATGCGAAAATGCTCTTTGAAGTCCTTGGCGGCCTGACGAAAGACTTTGCCAGCAAAAGAACGGTTTTTATAAGCAGGGCTTTCCATGCCTCCAAGGGCGTTGATAACTCTTGTCTTACGCAGTTTTTCAAGTTCCATGCCAACAGAAGGATTGATAGGCTGTCTGTTTTTTAAATAATCTAAATCGCCAGCCATAACTTCATGGCTTTTCTTTAGTTCTTTTTGGCCTTGCAAAAGATGGATAAATATATCTTCTTGTGTCATGCCTTCTGGCAGATTTTGGATTGGTTGTTTAATAAGTTCTTGTGTCATTTGAATACTCCTTCGATAATGTCGTTTTCGCCTTGGACCATTCTGTTTAGATCTTCGGACAGTCGGTTGACTGATTGTTGCAGTTGCTCAAATTCCTTGCGGATTTGAGTGTCTGAATTGATGATGCGTTCTTCGTCTACATAGACAAGGCCTCCCATGTGTAGTAACATTTCATTGCCTTTTCTCAGGAACGAGAGCAAGTTTTTGTAACTCCCGATTTTTGATTGAGTAGCATCCAGCTCCCCTTGCGATTGCTGGATAGCTTTGGTTAATTCGTCATACTTAGCTGATTTTTCGTCAACTTCGGCACGTTTTGCATAAAAATCTTGTAGTTGTTGTTCAAGAAATGCGTTTCTTTCTGCGTATGCCTCAAATCTCGCTGTTGATTCTCTCGCTTTTTGGATCGCTTCCTGATAGTCAGGCGGTGTCACTCGGACTTCCTTGATGACTTCCTTAACGACTTCTTTTGGTTGAGGCTCAGACGCTTCAAGTTCTGCGATTCGACCAAGGGCCTTAGAGTATTTCTTCTTGATTGTCTGCAATTCTCGAACAGTCAAGCTGTCGCCCTGCTCCAACCTGTTGATCTGGTTCTTCCGTTCTTCTTCTGGGAGTGTTGCGATTAAATAGAGTGCATTTATCCCTAAATTCTGTGACGTCACAGAATTTGGAAGTTCCTTTGCTACCTTCATAAACTGGTTGGCGACCGTCTGGCTGAACTCTATTTTTTTCAACCATTCCATGAATTGACCGTGTGCTAAATCATTTTCTTTAACATGATTTAACCTTCTACCGATTTCCCAAATTGATTGTCCAGCAATTCTCTTGTGATGATTGATTTCTAGCTCAATCTGAGCCAAATTATTTGATAACGTTATTTCATTCATTTCTGTCCTTTCTAAATTCATCCAAGCTGACTTCCAGTGCATCAGCTATTTTGCACATATTCGTCCACGACATCTCTTTTAATCTTCCCGCCTTGAGGTTGGAAAAATTCGATTGATGGACTCCTGATTCCTTGGCCAATCTATACATAGACCAGCTTCTTAGTTTTAATTGATTTTCAATTTTATCCCACATCCAAAATACTATATATTGTGTTTCGACAATATATTTACTCCTTTCCTGCACAACATATTGACAAATAAATGCATTTAAGCTATAATACATATTGACTATGACCTCTCACCGTTTTAGTCAAAATTTCAATAGAGAGGAGGTTTAATCATGGGTAAGAATCAGCATGTTGTCCCTGCTAAGAATGGCGGTTGGAACGTAAAAGGCGCCGGCAATTCAAGAGCAACAGTTCACACTACTACGAAGAATGAAGCCACAAATATTGCTAGACTGATTTCACGAAATCAAGGTTCCGAACTTATCATACATGGCAAAGATGGGAGAATCCAAAGCCGAGACAGTCACGGTAAAGATCCATTCCCTCCTAAAGGCTAGTCATATTTGGGTCTTAGCCTTACGACGTATCCTGTAGCAGGAGTTACATCATCCAATGTGACTTCTGCTATTTTTTTCTTTCCATCTCTGGTTTCAACAATTAGTCGTGTATAGAAACGACTATCTAAAATATTCACCCGATTTGGTTTAAAGTTATACGGATATCGTTCTGGTTTCATGCTTGCTCCTTTCCTTTTTATGCTAGTAATTGTTCCCTTTCGGGAACGCTATTGTCAAAAAAAATAGTTATTTTTTCCATAGGCAGACCAAAAATCAAAGTAATCTTTGCTAGTTCGTCGGCCCCAATAGATACAATACCATTCTCTCGCTTTGCGTAAGGTGTACGTGTTTTCCACCCCATGCGGTGAGCCACTTCGTCTTGTGTCATACCACTTGCGATACGCTCAGCTTTCAACCGTTTCAAGTTGATTGTCATATCGTTCTCTCCTTTTTGATTTTTTAGTTCCCGTTTTGGAACAGTTTTATTATAACCTCTTTTGTTCCAAATTGTCAACACTTTTTGCAAAAAAATATCAAAAAAATGTTTTTTGTCGCTCCTCTTGTATATTTTCGGGAACGGTGATATAATAGAACTATCAAAGTCAGAAGAAAGGAAAAACATGAGATCTAATGATGAAATCATTTCACTTATTCAAGCGAATATAGATGAAAAAGGGTTATCAATGAGTGAGCTGGCTAGGCGTGTAGGGATTGCAAAATCCACCATGTCAAGATACTTCAACAAGACAAGAGAGTTCCCTCTTAATAGAGTTGATGATTTTGCAAGAGTTTTGAACGTCACTCCTGAGTACTTACTAGGCATCCAAAAGGAAAGGGATGTAGATCAAGCTAAAATTATCTCAATCTATAACAAGTTAGAACAGCCAAGGCAGGAAAAAGTCCTAGACTTTGCCAAGGAACAGCTTGAGGAACAAGAAAAACCTGAGGTGGTTTCTATTTTTGATAAGCTCAAAGCAGAGGAAGAAGAAAATTATATCACTGACTACGTCGAGGGATTGGTTGCTGCTGGTCGTGGTATTTTCCAAGATGACAATTTACACATGGAAGTAAGACTGAGAGCCAATGATGTCCCTAGCGAATATGACACTATCGCTAAAGTAGCAGGCGACTCAATGGAGCCACTTATAGAAGATAACGATCTATTGTTTATTAAGATTACTAGTCAGGTAGACGTCAATGATATTGGTATCTTCCAAGTAAACGGTAAGAACTTTGTTAAAAAACTAAAAAGAGACTATGATGGGTCCTGGTACTTGCAGAGTCTAAATAGCGGATACGAGGAAATCCATCTAACAGAGAATGACGACATCCGAACCATTGGGGAAGTCGTAGACATTTATAAGGTTTAAAAATATGTGCAACCACTGAACCACATTAAAAGCTGAGGAAAGGATTTGATTATGGGATTGTTTAATTCAAAAAAAGCTGTCGACAAAGAGCCTAAAAAATCAAAAGCACAAATTTATCTTGAAGAAAGAGGAATAACTGACCTTTCTCCAAAAAGTTATAGACAAGTCAATAAAATTGCTTCCGACCTAGCGGGGCTTGGTCTTATGAAAACGGGGCTTGCTTTATCATTCGCAAAATCCGAAGAACAAGCTAAAGTAGGGTACTTATCTGCGTTAGTTGAACAGAATTGGATTTTAATTGAACAAAATCAACAAATTATAAACGAACTCAAAAAAATAAACGAAAAATAAAAAAGCCCCACGCTCTCAAAACTTTGGCGAGTCTGAGCGTAAGGCGACTAGGCAAGAAAACATTTCAAAAGGTCAATCCTCTTGAGGTGCTTTCTTGTACCTATTTTATCAAATTTGAGGTACAAAAACAATGCAAACAATAAACAAGGTAGCTATATACGTAAGGGTCTCTACTACTAATCAGGCCGAAGAGGGATATAGTATAGACGAGCAGAAGGACAAGCTAAAGAGTTACTGCCAGATTAAAGACTGGAACGTCTATAAAGTGTATACTGACGGAGGATTTTCGGGATCTAATACAGAGCGTCCAGCGCTAGAAAAGCTTATAAAGGACGCCAAAAACAAGAAATTTGATACGGTCTTAGTCTATAAGCTGGACCGCTTGAGCAGAAGCCAGAAAGACACGCTCTATCTGATTGAGGAAATTTTTATCAAAAATGGAATAGAGTTCCTGAGCCTCCAAGAAAATTTTGACACTTCAACGCCTTTCGGAAAAGCCATGATCGGACTCTTGGCCGTATTCGCTCAGTTAGAGCGGGAGCAAATAAAAGAGCGTATGCAACTAGGCAAGCTAGGACGTGCTAAGGCTGGTAAGTCTATGATGTGGGCTAGGACATCTTACGGATACGACTACCACAGAGACACGGGCGCAATGACCATCAACGAATTAGAAGCCATTGCAATTAGAGATATTTTTGAATCGTATCTAAACGGCATGTCTGTTACTAAGATAAGAGACATGCTAAACGATAAATACCCCAAAACCCCAAATTGGCACTATCGCATTGTTAGAGGGATTTTGGCAAATCCTGTATATTGCGGATATAACCAGTATAAAGGCCATGTCTTCCCCGGCAATCACGAGCCGATAATCACCGAAGAAGCATTTAATAAAACTCAAGAAGAGCTTAAAATACGGCAACAAACAGCCCTAGAGAGATTTAATCCAAGACCATTTAGAGCAAAATACATGTTATCAGGGATCGCACAATGCGGGTATTGTGGCGCACCTCTCTCTATCACGCTTGGCACAATAAGAAAAGACGGTACACGAAACATAAGATACCAATGCAAAAACAGATTTCCACGAGCGACAAAGGGCGTCACGGTCTACAATGACAATAAAAAGTGTGACTCTGGATTTTACGAAAAATCCGACGTTGAGAAATATGTGATCGAACAGATCTGTAAGCTGCAGCATGATAAAAAATACGTTGAGGAATTATTTGCAGACAACAGGCCATCTGTAGACAGGGTAGCTTGTCAAAAACAGATCGACCTCTTGACTAACAAAATTAGCAGACTAAATGATTTGTATATTGACGATCGTATCACGCTTGAAGAATTGCAAACTAAATCATCTGAGTTTTCTCGTCAGCGATCCATATTAGAGGAAGAGCTGGAAAATGACCCAGCGCTAAAACGAAAGAAGAGAGAAGCAGAAATGAAAAAGATTTTGAAGACGGACGATATTTTAGGTATGGACTACGGACGCCAAAAGACTATTGTTAGATCCTTAATTAATAAGGTTCGGGTGACGGTTGATAAGATTGTCATCAAGTGGAAAATATAAGAGTTTTACTATCCTACATTTCCACTAAAGTAAAGGCTTTCACACGTAATTTTTTTAATTTGTTCATAGATGAACCTCCATATTTTGATAAAGGGGCAATAGCATTGCCGCATACAGTAAGACAATCATCAAGGCTACAAAGACAAAGACTAGGGGCTGAATCAGATTCATGGTCCGATTGACTCTGCCAAAAAACTCTTCCCAAGTCTTAAGGGCATAGATTTCTAGTTCACTTCCCAGCTTGGATTTGACTTCCCCATATTCGATGATTAGAGACAATTCTTTTTTAAAAAAAGGGTAAGAAGCAATTTTATCTGAAAATTCTTGACCATTCTGCAAGGCTTGACCCAAATCTTGGCCAATTTCCTGAAATAAAACCGAGCGTTGCTCTTGCATAATCTGGAAAATCTGACTGAGTTCCAAACCTTGCCCAATCATATTGCCCCATTCACGCGCATAATAGGCAGTTAGGTAAATCCTTACAAAAGATCCAACAAAAGGCAGGCGGGCCAAGAAAGAGTAAACAGGAATCCGTTTCTGACCTTTGAATACCAGATAAATCGCTCCTGTTAATCCAAGTAACATTAAGACAGTTAGTAGAAAAATAGTCGGTAAATGGCCAATGAGTTGAGTGGCAAAATTTTGACTGCTGAGTTGGGGTAAAAGGTAATTTCTCAATCCCATCATAATCAATACCAAAAAGCCAAGCAGCATCATGGGATAGGTCGCTACTTCAATTAACTTCTTTTTTACCTTAGCAAGATTATCCAGGTATTCCTCTATTTTTAGCAAGGCAAGCGATAAATTCCCATGTAACTCAGCCAATGACAGCTGGGTTACTACTGCATCAGAAAAACCTAGGCTAGCCATAATCTCTGAAAATGCTTGTCCATTAGCTAGACCATGACGCATTTGCTGAACATAGTTCTGCTCCAAAAGAGCGCTTCGTCCTAAAAAATCTACAGTCTCAGCCAAGTGAAAACCGCTAGAGAATAAATTATTAAACAGTTCAATGACCTGCTTTTGCTTGCTAGTTCCTAATTTTTTCTTCTTCTGCTTGCTCAGGATGGATATGTCCTGCTGCAAGAAGTTGATCAATCTGCTGATTCCAGATGGTCGGCTCGTGTTCTTGGTAGTTGTCGCTGGCAAAGTCTATCACACCTCCTCCCCCAATCAAGCGCTGATAGCAAATACCCTGTAAAACAATTTTCAACTCCTCCTCGCTAACACCCAATTCCAATAAGCGTTCGTAAACACCAGGAATGCTCTTAGCGTGAATCGTTGAAAAAACTGTAGCTCCCGTCAAGCTAGCTCGAACCACCGCTCTAGCAGTTTCACTATCTCGAATTTCTCCAATAATCAGCAAGTCCGGACGGTGACGCAGGGAAAGCTTAATCAGACTTTCATAGGTCAAACCAATCGTTTCATTCAGCTGTAGCTGAAGCATATCCTCTTGCTTGATTTCAACAGGATCCTCAATGGACATAACTTGCTGACCCTTAAATTTTAGCTGAGCTAATTGATGCATGAGAGTGGTTTTGCCACTCCCTACTGGTCCCGAAAAAAGATACAGTCCTCGATCCTTAAACTTCTCTCTCAGCTCAGGAAAATGAGTAAACCAAAACTTCAATTCTGTCTCTTCATCGTGCAAAAGTCGAATGACCAAACTTTCATAACCACGATAATCGCCTACTGTCGACAGACGAATTGACGTTTCCTTATCATCATAACGATAAT